AACGACCAAATTGAAAGCGTTGAAACCCCGAGCGGCAGGAGATACAAGACTCCTGACGGCATTTTTCCGTCTGTGACCACGGTTACGGGATGGAAGAAGCGTGCATTCTTTGCAAAGTGGCGGCGTGACAATCCTGAAGAATCTAAGCGAGTACTCTCCCGTGGCACGAAACTACACGCGATTATTGAAACCTATCTCCGAAACAGTCTCGCGCCAAATTCGCTTGTTGAGGCAAAGGCTGGTTCGTCCGCGACCATTGGAACAACCGAAGCGGATCTGTTCGTGTCCATGCAGGAAGACATTGACCGTATCGGCAAGATATTCGCCATTGAAGTCCCACTCTGGTCTAAAAAAGTGGGACTCGCTGGTAGAACGGACTGCATCGGTGAGTTTGACGGAGTTCCGTCTGTTATTGACTTCAAGTCTTCCAACTACCCGAAGTCTGAGGATGCGATACAGGACTACTTCATGCAAGCCACCGCGTATTCTCTCATGTGGCAGGATCGCACGGGTCAGGAATTGCGAAATATTGCCATTCTGATTGGTGTGGAAGACGGAGGATCACAGGTTTTCACAGCCGATCCCCGCGAGTACATTGCTAATTTGGTGGACGCAATCCGTACATACCGCGAAGAACAGGCAGTCCAAGTTTCCTAAATACGGAAGCGGAGGACTGTATTGATCAGATTCACGGAACATCTCACAGAAGCCTTCAAATCAAAAAGTGGCAAGAATGTCCACTTGGAACATCTTGAAGACGAAATTCTGAACAGCGGCTACGCAGGATTCGGTCGTGCGGTGTCTGCTATCCGTGGGGTGCTTGATGTGTTTGGAGCAAACGAGCCGACCACATACGACATCACGGTAAAGTGGGACGGCGCACCCGCAATCATTTGTGGCATAGATCCAAGCAGCGGTCGTTTTTTTGTTGGCACAAAGAGCGTGTTTAATGTGACACCCAAACTAAACTTCACGAATGCAGATATTGATGCGAACCATCCCGCAGACGGACTGAATGCCAAACTCAAACTTGCTCTGAAGCATTTCTCCAAACTGGGAATTCGTGGAGTGCTGCAAGGCGATCTGCTGTTTGACAGCGACACAGTGCAGCGTGAAACCATTGACGGCAATCGGTATCTGACATTCCGCGCAAACACAATCACCTATGCGGTTGATCCCAAGAGCGAACTCGGCAAGAGGATTGCCGCTGCAAAGATCGGCATCGTGTTCCACACAGCATACGAGGGCGACTCGTTGCAGACGATGATGGCTCGCTTCAATCCTGACATTTCATATCTGAAGAAGACACGGGATGTGTGGTACGACAACGCTACTCTGCGCGTGGCAGACGGCAGCGGACTGTTCTCTGCGCGTGATCGTCAAGCGGTAGAGCGCAGCATAGACACGCTCACGCAGCAAGCCTCTGCACTAAAGACCACCATGAATGGTATTGCCAAGAACGAAGGCGTGAAGTTAGCCATCAAGACCTACATCAACGGACTTGTTCGTGCAAACATGGGCAGCGGTCACGCCGATGTGAATCAGTTGCTGGCAATGATGGCACAGAAAGCGCAGACTGCGCGAAAGAAGCCAAGCACAAAGACCACGCCTAGCATGGACTGGATCAAGCGGAATCGCAACCAGATCAATCAGGTTTTCGCCCTACATAATTCGTTGACCGTGCTGAAGATGAGCATTGTCAGCAAACTGTCCTCCCTGAAGGGTGGGATGGGAACATTTGTAAAGGACGGCAAGGGATATCGTGTTACCGCTCCCGAAGGCTATGTGGCAATTGACCGCATGAGCAACGCAGCCGTCAAACTAGTAGACCGCCTTGACTTCTCGCGCAGCAATTTCACTGTAGAGAAGACTTGGAAAAAAGAGTAACGAGCAGTTGGTGTCTGAAGTGCAATATCGGAGGTGATCCCCGTGGCAAAACAGGTTAGAGGTAAATCTCAGTCTGCGCGACCAAGCAAAACCATCGTGGTTGCATTCGGTCGCTTTCAGCCACCTACTTCTGGACACCAACTGCTCGTTGACACAGTGGTGGAGACTGCAAAGAAGCATGGCGCAGAACACGCCATGTTCAGCAGTCGCACCAATGATCCCAAAAAGAATCCGCTCTCTCCAAAACAGAAGTTCGGATATCTGAAAAAGTTCTTTCCTGAAGGCAACTTCATAGACAACGCAAAGATCAAGAATCCCGTGGATATGTTGTTCTGGCTTGCGGACAAGGGATACGATCATGTGCTGTTGGTTGGTGGTCAAGACCGTGAGGGCGCATACGAGGCGTTCAAGGACATGATGAAGCCCACCGCTACAGAGCCGCTGAAATTGAAGTCCCTCAACATCGTGAGCGCAGGCAAGCGCAACGAGGACGCAAAAGGTGTACAGGGCATGAGCGCATCAAAACTCCGCGCAGCCGTGGCAGCAAACGACATGGCGACATTCAAGAGCGGGATGCCACGCCGCGCAAACCAACGGGACACCGTTGCCTTATTCAAGGACTTGCAGCGGGGAATGGCGGCGGCTCCTGCGAAGCGCAAGAAGACCGTGAAGGAAGGCTTTGACTTCCAAGACTTGTACTCGGCTGCGGCTGTTCGCCTCATGGAGAGCGACAAGTACAAGCGGCGACCCGATACGCCTGGTCAGACAGGTGGGTTCTCCAAGCACAACAAAATATTCCCAACCCCGCCTTGTAAAATAGACGAGGACTTGTCGCGGTGGTTCAAGGAGAAATGGGTAAACATTGGTGGGCGGAAAGACCCCAAGACAGGTCAGTATCCTCCGTGTGGTCGCTCTGACACCTCCAAGGGCAAGTACCCGAAGTGCCGCCCCCTGCACAAAGTAAGCAGCAAAACCCCCGAAACGGTGGGTGAGATGACTCCAAAGGAGCGGAAACGAGCCGTGATTCAAAAAAGACGGGTGGAACCTGAAACGGATCGCAGCGGAAAAGGCAACGCTCCCCGCATGACGAGCCATCTGAAAAAATCTAAATAAAGAGACAACAGGAGACTACTATGGAACCAATGGGCAAAACCCCTGCCATCGCATCTAAACTCAATACCCTGCTCCGCATGGGGTTGGTGTCTAAGAACAATGTTCGCCGCGCCATGACCCTGTTTGCCGATCCCGAGCGGGCAATGAAGAATCCTGCGTACCGTCTGCTCATGCAGGAAATCCTCATGGATGTGGTGGATCGTGTGCTGAACAACAAGACCCTGTACACCGCCATTCGTTCGTCCCTTGCAAAGGAACCCACCACTGTCATTGAGGGCGTGGAGAAGGAGCGCGAGAAGACCCTTCTGCGAAGCGGACTGGTGAAGAAGAAGGATGTACTCGCTGCTCGCCGCGCATTGGAGTCTCCTGCCAAAGCGAAGAGTATGAGTTCTTCCAAAATCTACCGCGACATGATGATCACGATGATGGACTCAATGGTAAAGAAGATCACGGGTTCGTCTGTGCTGTTCAATGCGTTCAAGGCTACGCTCGGCAAGGAAACCGTTGAAGAGTCGTTTGATGTTCCCACGCAGGAAGGCATGGATCTGTTCTGGTTGTGCGAGGACGCGCAAGCACTCATGGAGAAGAACAAGCCCACGAAGCCCGAACTATGGTCACGCGCCAAAGCCAAGGCTCGCGCCAAGTTTGATGTGTACCCGTCTGCCTATGCCAATGGTTGGGCAGTGAAGTGGTACAACGAGCAGGGCGGCGGATGGAAGAGTGTCAGCGAAGGCAAGACCTTTTCTGTTTTCTCCAAGGAGATTGCCGAAGGGTCTACACAGATGAACAAGAACACTATTCAACAGAATGCAGAAATGCGTAAGAAGGCGAGAGAACTGCGCTACAAACTAGAGAGTGAGCAGGGACAAAAGAAAGATAAAAAGGAAACCACATGAGCGAACACAAGAGATTCAAGGCATTCCGCAGCGAACTGAACGAGAGCGAGTACAAGGAAACCCTCACGGGCTATCCCAATCGCGGCATTGACACCGATGTTGGTGCAGTAAAGCACGATGCGGACACCCTTCAAAAGATCAACGGTGTTCTCGCTGCTCTTGGTCGCTACACCTATCAGCACACCGCTGAAGCCATGATCAAAATCCGCACACGCCTCAATCTCTTTATGATTGACTTTCCGTGGACACCGTGGATGTGGCAGAGCAACCCCACTGGCACATTCACGCTGAACGCTACCCTGTTCGGTCGCGTGGACGGCGTTGATGGCATGAGCGGAAACATCCGCTTTGACGGCAAGGCTAGCCCGACTGCTGGCATGAAGGAGTTTGCGCTTGTGGTCACCGTGGAGCCTGCGGAAGACGGCTTCTACCGTGTGAACGCCAAACTACAGCCGCAGATTGCGGTAATGCCAGAGGGCGTGGAGCATGACGGCGACACCATTTCTGAGATGGCACAGACACCTGAGCGAGTCAAGGAAATGCAAGGAAAGTTGGATACGGTTGCCAGCAAGATACGCAACAAAGTTGGCGATCAACCCGCAGCAAAGAAAAAGTACA